CTATCGGTTAAATGATGTAAAACATCTCCATCTAAAAAAATAGCTACATGATTTAAACCAGGAGATCCAATAGACATCAATAAAGCATCGCCATTTATTAGTTTTTCATCTGGTCTTAATTCTCTAAAACCAGTTCTCCATGCACAACTTTGAAATAAAGGATTCAATATAAACTCTTCTGGTGTTATAGGTCTATCCCAATCTTTCAATTCAATACCTTTTTCTTGTTTATACCAATCTTTTACTAAAGACCAACAATCAGTAACACCCCAAACCCAAGGTCTACCAAGTAAAGGTGGTTTATATCCACATGGTTCATAATATCCCCATTTTTCTGTTTTAGGATTAATAATATGCCACGGAAGATTACTACGTTCACAAGCAATTTGATCTGCCTGACTAGCAACAGGAGGTGTTACAGGATGGCTATGAACAATAGCTGTTATCTCTCCCATATTATCTGCTTTGACATAATCTTCTGGGTCGAGAATAAAACATTGATGATCTGTCATTGATAAATTTCTACAAGGATAATATCTTTCTTTTCCTCGAATATTTAATAATAAACCACAAGACTCTTTAGGATCTTGGTCTTTCGCATGAACAAGTGCTTCTTCTTTCCAATTCATGCTATAAACGTACCAATCGAAGGGAACTCTGTTCTAGTGCATTGTCTTTTAGGAGCACGAATACCAGCAAGATCAAATACTGCTGCAAGTTCAAACTGTACAACTTCTCTATTTTCTGATGATTTTCTATCAATTTTATATATTTCCTGTGGAAATTCTGCGGTAGGATCTGGTGTGCCTAATGGATTTACCTGTTGAGATGTAGTTGTCGTTGTTTCTTGAGTTGTTGTATTTGGATCGTTCATTGTAATCGTATTTCCCATCCCATTACCATGAACTGTGCAGTAATATCTCAAATCATTTGGGGCAGTTGGATATGCTGGCTGATAAGTTACTGTAGCTCCTGCATTTCCAGCAGTTCCGACTACAGTTGTTGTCTGTGCTCCTCCTGCATCAGATTTTATTGCTAAAGGGTGTCCACTATTTGAAGAATCTGATTGGTCAAAAATATATGTAGATCCTCTTTTCATCGTAATCACAGGATTATTTACACCATTAATTCTAAAAATATTTCCGCTTCCAGGATTATGAACAGTGACAGTATAAGTCACAGTTTCAGCATCAGCAGGATCAGCAATCGTTTCTGTAGTCGTAGTGCTGGTAGTCGTTACAGGAAAATTAACAGCATCAATATAACGTGCCAATGTTCTAATTCTTGTTACAGTAGCTCCTGTCAAATCATTTCCTGTTGTTACCTGATTAACATTTAACAAGATAGCTGTGATAGTTCCAAGAGCATTACTGATAGTCAAAGTAGGTCTGGGAAGTTGTCCTTTTTGAAAAGCGAAACCTTCTGCCTGTATCGGCATTTTTAAATATTGATTACCAGCCCAGATAATATCTCCATTAGCATTTAAACTTGTTCCATTATGAAATCTATATGTCTGAGCAGAACCATGCAAAGTTGCATCGGTCGTTAATGTAAATAATTCAATTATTGCTGAAGGATTGATCTTTTGTAGATCAGTAATAATCGGAGCAGTACTCATGGTTCAAATACTTCTCTAAATGTTGCCTGTATTGTAGCTCTATTGTTATAAGGTATAGATTTATTCCAAGTTTCACAAACAAATTTTTGTGATGTAGCTTCTCCAGGTGCGGTAAAATCAAAGCTATCACTATCGTTTGCACGGGCATCAAGGAAGGTTTCTATCTCATCTGCTTCTGTTTCTGATACCTTAAAAGTAAAATTATAAATCTTTGGATTTTGATGTTCTGCTAATCCAAATAATATTCTATGTTCAAACCCATCAGCAAAACGAATAGTTCTGGTATTTGGTGCGGATCTTTTTTGTTGTCCGTATGTAGGTTTTATTGAAGGAAACGTAGCCATTATGCGAGCATACCTCCTGGTCGTTTTTGTTTAATTAATTCTGATTGTATAGCAACTGAAATCATACGACCAAGTTCTCTACCTTGTTCTTCATCTCCTTCAACAGAAGAACCAGAAGCATCTACATTTACAACAATATTTGTTGATCCACCAAGCATTTCATTTGGTGTGATCATTCCTGATACACCTGGGCTAAACAACTCAGGACCACGTTCTCCAACAATGTAACTACCACCACCTTTTACTGCTCCACCATTTGCTTTACCACGAGGCATACCAAACATTGGATCATCAAAATCTCTACCAAATAAATCTGTTCCGCCTGTATTAGCACCTCTTGATGGGGCAAGACCTCCTCCAAAAAATTTAAATCCAATACCTAAAATAGACATTTGTATTTGCTTTGCAATCATTTGTGCAGCCATATCTAAAAAATGATCTGCTGTACGCATGAATAAATTACGCAAAGCTTCTTGAGCACTCATAGAGCCTTTAATCAAACCTTTAAATGATTCTCCAAAAGCACTACCAACTGTGTCTGCTAATGATGTTAGACGATTAATAGGATCAGCTAAAGCTTCTAATTCATCTCTTACCATCGCAATATTTTTTGTAAGCTTTTCACCTAATGCCCTTTCTAAAGCTAAATCTAACTGTCGAACACCCTCTGCTCTCTCTTCAATTTTCTGTAAACTAACAACTCTTTCATCTCTTATTTCTTCTGGTTTGACAATTTTTTTAGGAAGAATAGGTGCTCCAGTTAATGCACCTGGATTATTTGCAATTCCACTAAGAAATCTGTCAAGAAAACTAACTTTATCTTTATTACCAATTTGTCTTGTTTTTTCAGCTTGAATAACCGCTTCTTGTAATTTTTTTTGAACTTTTAAACTACCTTCAGTTCTTATAGCGTTTCTTAATTGATCTGCTTTAGCTATACCTATTTTATCTTCGGCTGCTTTTATATCATCTAATAATTGAACATTTGTTTTTAAACCTTTTACTAAATCAAAAGTTTGTTCATCACCAAATGTAATTAATAAAGATTTTCTAACATTTGCATCAAAAGCTGCAAAACTTTGTGCAGCTTGCAATGCTTCTTGTTTTGATATATTTAATTGTTTACCTAATTGAGTTATACCTCTTGCAGTAAAGAACGAGCTACCACCTGCTGCTTTGATAGAAACATTTAATTTATCAACTGATTTTTGAAAATCAATAGTTTCTTGTACCCTTTGAGCTATTGCTGTACCAGCTATAGACAAACCAAATCCAAATGGACCTCCTAATGCTCCACCAACTGCACCACCAATACCACCACCAGCAGCACCTAAAGCACCCTGACCAAATAACAGAGGAAAACCACCACCAATAAGAGCATTACTTAATCCACCAGAAATTCTTCCTGCTCTACCTCTTGGATTGGCAAACATCCCTCTAGGATTTGCACCTGTACCAATACCTAAACGACCTAAAAGGCCAGGTCTTACAGGGCCAATAGGCTGTGAATATGCTTGAGGATTTGCAACAAAAGCACCAGCAGCTTGTTGACTTTGTAATTGAGCACTTTTTGCAGTGTGTTTTTCAATTTTTTTTGCGTGTCTATTTATAGATTTTGTAACTGCATCTAAATTTTTAGTTGGGAAAAATCCACCACCTCTTATAGCTTCACTAAAACCTCCAAAACCAGAACCACCTCTTCCAACTTGACTAGCAGCAATATTTCTTAAAATTCTTGGATTATTATTTACTGTCATCATTTGCAAAGGACCTTGCATTGGTAACGGGCCTTGCATTGGTTGTGGCCCTATAGGTCGTGAATACCCAGGAAATATAGGAGAAGTTAGAGGAACTGATTGACCTCTTAATGTTTGATCTAATCTTTTTTGTTTTCGCCTTCTTGAACTTTCAACTGGATCTCTGCCAATACCAGTACCAGGAAGAGGCATCGGAGTATATGAAGTTCTTAATCTATTTAATAATTGTTCTCTTTCTTTATATTCTTTATTTAGCTGTTTTTCTGCTAGTACTAATTGTCTTGCTGCTTTTTCTTGTAAAGTGGTTCCTGATGCAGCAGAATTAAAGTTTGCTTTTGCAGTTGATAAAACTTTATTTAAATTATCAAAACTTTTTATTAAAAGATCATTATCTTTAGTAGCAGCTTTTAAAGTTTTATTTAATAATGCACTTTGATCTGCTGTTTCTTTTAATTTTTTATTAAATGATGTAAGTTTTTGAGCACCTTTTAAAGCAACAGCAATATCAACAGTATAATTAGCCACTTGCTATAAAAACTAAAACATTTTCTCTATATTACCTCTTTTTACCTCGTAAAGCACTAGATCTTTGTGCTTGTTCTTTTTGTTTTTCATATTCTTCGTTTTCTATTTCTGCGTAAGCAGCCCAACCTATCATTTCTTCAATAGTCAAAGTATCACATAATTCAGCAACAGTTTTATGTAATTGTTTTGCTAAAGAAAATAAAAATTTCCAATCATTATTAGCTTTTCAAATCGGCTTTAGCCTCTTTAACCTCCTTATCAGCACCAGCATTAACCATTGCTAATTGAATCTCTTCAAGAACAGATGATTGAATCTCTCTTCTTAGTGAAGCTTTATCTCCATCAACAAATAATCTCTTTCCATCTGCATCTAATGCTTTTTCTATCATCATCTGCAAAGCATAATCATTCATATCATCAGAACTACTTTTTTTCATAATGCCTTCTCTTTCAGCAATAGTTAATGGATGCCAATAAATACTGAGAATAATCTCATCATCTTGTTTCACATCATGTTTATAAAGTTGAGAAACTCCAAACTTGTTCTTTAAAAGATCAACTGCTCTAGTCATAAAATTAGTATACTTACTTTAGTATACTAAGCGTTTGCGGTAAATTGGCAAGATATTAAGCCAAGAAAGTGTGAAGAGTCATCTAATTCAATAGGAGCAGGGCCGACAACATCAAGCACTCTAGGATCACAACTAAAAGTATCTGTATAATCAGAAGCATTAACAGAAGTAAGTCCATCAATAACAGCTTCTCCTAATGCAGATAGAACAGAAGTACCTTTACCTCTTGGAACATAGATATTACATTGAATAACACCAGAATAAAAATCCTGTGATGCACCTTGAGTTTGAGTTGTAGCCTGTGCAAAATCTACTGACATAAGAATATATTTTTTTGTTTTGCCTGGTGTTTTATAAACCATATTGTCATAAACCATTTCAACAGTAGCATCTACTGCTGCAACTGCGTCTGTTACTGCCTTTTCAAAAGCTGCTCGTGTGTTAACTAAAGTCATGGAGTTTCGTAATCAACAAATACAGAACTAGGATCACTAAATCCACCAATACCTTTTCCTTTAAATCTAACATTATCAGATTTACCTCTAACACCAGTACCAAAAGCAGCAACACCAAGTTTTGGTCTTTCAGTAAATATTTTATCTATAAGTGGTCTTAATTTTCCTTGAACATATTGAGGTATTTGACTATTAGGAGAAGCTAAAGCTCTAGCAGCATATTGTGATCTATTACCAATAAATACTTTAGAAAAAACTTTAAAATTTGGTATTTCATCTATAAATCTAGGTTCAATAATTGCTTGAGGATTATTTTGATTACCAGTTCTTGTTGGTCTTATATTACTCCAAGGTGCAACTGATTCTCTAGCTTCATCAGGTCTAGGTCTTTGCGTACCAGCAGTCCAACTCGAAGCAAAAAATCCAGTATCCACTGGACTATACTTTTTTGTAGACAAATCAGTTATTACAGCACGAATAAAAGTATTTAAATCACGTTCTAAGTTCCCAACAAGGTCTTTTTTTATATTTTCAATTCCTTTACTTCTAGCCATTAGAACCTCACCAATAATGTAAACAGATAAGTCTGTCCACCT